CCGGTCTGCCGGTGGCGGTATACTGTGATCGGGACGAAAGTAAATAAGGCATTGCCGATTGCCGAATGCCAATTGCCGATTGAAAAACAAGAAATCAAAAATGAATTAACCACGAATGAACACGAATAAACACAAAAAAACATTCGTGAAAGCTTGTCCTGAGCGCAGTCGTAGGATTCGTGTTAATTCGTGGTAAAAAATATTATCGAAAGGAGAATTAAAATGTCCGAGCTTAGGATAATTGTAATTGAAAACCAGAAAAAAGGGGGTGGAATTATTGAGATATCCGGCCCCATCGCATTCAAGGAACCATTTAAGTCATTGAGTCTGGAATATAGCAGAGGCTATCAAAAAAAACAATCAGATGATGGATGGTCTATAGAGAATATACCCGATGATGACGTTTGCACCACGATGGTTTTTGAAAAACGAAAGGAGAATTCAAATGTCGAAACAACCGAACCCCAAAACAACGAAGCTGCCGACGGAAACGAAAGCCGGAACGAAAACAGACTTGTTGATGGTGATGCTGGCCAGTCATCCGGGTCTGGCCGACAAGCTAATTGAGGCACTTGAGACTGACCGGTTCTTTATTACGATCAGTTGTCAGAAGAAAAAGTCGCCGGCCGATCCGAACGACTTGCATCACTTCTGGATCCAGCAGAAGTACCCGCCGAACGATGTACTGTTGAGTTTGCGGCATATCGCCAACGATTACAAGGCGAAAGAGTGCCCGACAGCCGAGATCGAAGGGAACGGCTGGGTTTGACAATTATTAATTATGATTTATGATTTATTATTGAAAATCCGCGTAACCGGCGAAATCCGCGGTTTCAAAAACAAAAACTCTGTGTCCTCTGTGCTCTCTGTGGCTAAATAGTTTACAACATTGTAAGAAATCATCACTCCGGGGGGGCTTTTGCGCGTTTTAGCGTTGTCTAAATCCGGAAAAGTGGTCGAATAGAAGAGTAGAAACTGCTTTTTGAAGGTGCTGGCGGCAGGTAAGAACTTGAGGCCAGCACCTTTTTTCATACCTGCCGCCGGCCAAATAGCAAATAGTCAATAGTAAATAGTAAATTGATTATGTCACTCGATTCGACTTCGACTTTAACGGAAGCACTGGCTCAGTACAACGACAACCTATCATGGGACGGCGATATCACTAAGGCGACCGCGGCCCTGGCTGCTATTCGCTGGCTGCTTATCAACCGGCCGAAGGTCATCGAGACCAACAATCGCATCGTCAATTACGAACTTCTCATGAGCGAGCAGGCGAAACTTGAAAAGTTCGTCTCGAATTTCTCGACTTCAGTCAATCGCTGCAGCTTCACATCGGGGAGGCCCGTTACATAATGCCGACCATAAGAACTCCTATAACCGGAAACAGGGCCGATACGATTACCGTCGAAGGCGGATTCGGCAGGTACACGGCCCTCGGTTTCCGCAGCGCCTCGCTGGCGAATCGCGAGGGCCGCAGTTACTCTTTGGGATCCGGCGACTCCCACAGCCGGTACGACCGGCCGCGCCTTATCGATCAGAGCAGGGACTTTTACCGCAACAACGCCATATACAAGGGCATTATCGACCGGGCGGTCGGCTATATTCACGCCGGCGGGTTCCAGCTGCAGGTCAAGACCGACAACCCGGCATTCAATAAGAAAGTCGAGAGCCTCTGGCGGGACCATAACAAGAGGCCCGAAATCCGCGGCCTTCTCAACGGTATGGAAACGGGCGATATGTTTATTCGCGAGACGCTGCTCTGCGGCGACGTCGGGGCGATCAAGACAAATAAAGGGATCATTCAGCTCATAGAAGCCGAGCAGATCGCGGGCAACCAGACGAAGGATGGCATAGAAAAGAATATGTTCAACGTTCCGGTGCGATACTTCGTGTCCTCGTACAACGATTACGGCCAGTTAAGCAGCAAATCCGCCCGTCCGATCAGTCCTGCGGATTTTATTTTTATGACATGTCCCGACCGGCCCAGCTCTACGAGGGGCGTGCCCGCGCTGCAATCTTCTTTTCCCATGCTGCACCGGATAAACGACGTCTGCGACAGCGAAGCGATTGCGATGCAGCTGCTGGCCCGGCTGGCTGTGAGCGTTACCAGGGACGCGGGCGATCAACTGGCACATATCGAGAGCAAGGAAGATCCGAACAAGTCGGGCACCGATACTACCGGTCAGCTCGGCGCCCGGCTGATGGAGCTCGAGTACGCCCTGATGTTCCACGGCAAGCCGGGCGATAAGATCGAGGGTATCGACCACAATATTCCGGGCAAAAACTTCGGCGAATCGCTGCGGATGTTTTTACGGATACTGGGCCTGCCGCTGGGAATGCCGCTGGAAATAGTTTTGTTAGACTGGACCCGGAGCAATTACTCGCAGTCCCGCGCTGTATTGGAGCAGGCGTATCAATCTTTCAATAAATGGCAGAGTAAGCTCGAGGATTTTTATTATATCCCCCATATCGACTGGAAGATGACCGCATGGAGAAAGGCCGGTCTTTTTGGAAATCGAAAGGAAATCCCATACAGCCTGATCAAGCCGACCTTCCCGTGGATCGATCAGCTGAAGGAGACTCAGGCAAAGGGCGAGATGGTCGAGCGGAGTTTGATGACGCATTCGGAGGCGTGCATGAGCCGGGGCCTGGACCGCGAGGAGGTTGTCGAGATCAGGGAAAGGGAGATCCGCGATGCGATCGATAAGGCCAAAAAAATCAAGACCGATACCGGTATCGATGTCGCATGGCAGCATTTCGCGGGACTGTCGGCGCCGAAGAACGAGGTGGTATTAAATACCGCCAAAGAGAAGAGGCCGGACGACGAAGATGACAGTAAGGAGAACTCCGATGCCTGAAACGGTAATCACCGAAATGCAGAATCATAAATGGGCTATGGAGCCGAACGCCCTGCAGGTATTTTTAGAGAAGATGTCGAAGATTTCGGCCGGCTCGTTAGTAACAACCATCGCCGTGGATTTGCCGAAAAAAAATCTCCAGGTCGTCGACGGCATCGCAAAGATCAATATAAGCGGGGTGCTTCTCAAGAGCGTGCCCGGCTGGGCCAGGTTATTCGGATTCAACGTTACCGGTTACGATGAGATAACCGAGCAGATCGCCGAGGCGGTCGCCGAGAAAACGGTTACGGCGATAGAGCTTATCGTTTCTTCACCCGGGGGCATGGTGGCCGGCGTGGAAGGCGCGGCGTCGGCTATTTACAACGCCCGGGGTATCAAGCCGGTTACCGCGGTTGTCGAGGACCTTGCCGCGAGCGGGGCTTACTGGCTTGCCTCGCAGGCCCAGACAATTTCAGCCGGCCGGACGGCGGAGATCGGATCGATAGGCGTTTACAGCGTTTATATCGACTGGACGGGCGCCGAGGAGAAAGCGGGAATAAAAATCATTGTCATACGCAGCGGCGAGCATAAGGCAATGGGCTGGGACAAAATCACCGAATCCCAGATATCCGCCGTTCAGGAAATCATCGACGGATTAGCCGATCAGTTCGTTGCTGCGGTCGCCGGGGGAAGGGGTAAGAGCAAAGACGATATCGGAAAGCTGGCGACCGGCCGGTTATGGCTGGCGGAAGCGGCCCGCGATGCGGGCCTTATCGATACAGTGACATTAAACGAAGGCAACAATAATATTAATCAGGGAGTAAAAGCTATGGATACACCAACACAAGTCACGGCAGTTGCGGATGAGAGCAAGCACAATGAAGCGCTCGCCGCCGCGAAAAAACAAGTTTCCGCCGACGAGAAAAAAAGGCTCGCCGATTTGAAATCGGCGTTCCCGAAGGACCTGGCGTTTGCGGTCGAGCAGTTCGAGGCCGGTGCATCGGTTACCGAGGCCAAGGCCGCCTTTGCCGATGTCCTTCAGAAAAGGCTCGATGAAAAAGAGAGCCAGGGGGCCGAGCCTCTGCAATCCGGCGATTCGGCTTCATCCGGCGGGGCGAATTTTATCGCATTGGGAAAGCAGATGGCCAAAGAGCAGAAGATACCGTTGGGCCAGGCGTACAAGATACTGGCAAAAGAGCAGCCGGACCTGCACGCGGCGTACAAGCAGTCGCTCGGATTATAAGGAGTTGTTGCAAACCCGCCTGGCGGGATAAAGTTTCTGAAAGTCAATATCAATTTAATTTGGAGATAAAAAAATGAGTCAGCAAGTAAACGGACCCGAGATTACAATGCAGGCGGGTGAGGACCTGGTCGCATTTCGCCGGGTCAAAATATCCGCTGCGACCGTTGTTTACGCCGATTCCGGTGAGACGGGTATCGGTGTTGTTCAGGCGGCGGTCGATTTTTCCGAAAACGCAAACGCCTGTATTCGTTTGGACAATCCCGCCGGCACTTCGGAAATGATGGCCG